TGTGGCCCGACGCGGATCAGGCCGGCATCGAGGCCATGCAGCGCCTGGCGGCGATCCTGCAGCCGATTGCGGCCGAGGTCAAGGTCATCGAGCCCACAGGCCAGCCTGACGGCTGGGATTGCGCCGATAGCGGCTGGACCCGGTGGTCCGACGCTCGGGCCTGGATCGCGCCGCGCGCTGCGCTCTGGAAGCCGCCAGCACCCGAGCCAACACCGGAAACGCCAGCAGAGCAGGCAGTCGCAGCGCGGGACGTCAGCACACTGGAGCCGGCAGAATGGTATGCCCGCTGGGCCTATATGGTCCCGGACGACGGGTTTTTCGATCTCATTGAGCGCACCGAAGTGAGCCGCTCGGCGTTCAACGCGCTATACCGGCGGGTGCGTTGCCATTCGATACACACCAACGCCAGCGGCGCGGCGCGCAAGATCGAAGCCAGCGTCAGCTTCGACGAAAACCGAGCCGCAATGGGCGCCCGCGTGCTGGCCGGCGCGACCTATGCGCCTGGCGCGTCAACCCTGTGCGAGCACCAAGGGCAGGCGTTCGGCAACAAGTGGCGCGACGGCCGGCCGCAGATCACCAGCAGCATCGACCCGCAGCCGTGGCTTGACCACGTAGCCCGACTGATCCCCGACGAAGCCGAGCGAAACCACATGCTGGATGCTTTCGCTTTCAAAGTGCAGCGACCCGGGATCAAAATCAACCACGCCATCCTGATTGGCGGCGTGCCTGGCGCGGGGAAAGACAGCATGATCGCGCCCCTGCTTTACGCCATCGGCGGCGAAAACAAAACCAATTGCGCGTCGGTCGAAACCGCAGAATTACAGGACCAATGGGGATATTACCTCGAGAACGAGGTGATCATTTTCAACGAACTACGGCAGAGCGAGGCCGTGGACCGCAGGGCGCTGGAAAACCGACTGAAACCGATTCTCGCGGCGCCGCCGGAGCTGCTCTCGGTGCAGCGGAAATTTCAGCACCCGATACAGGTTCGCAATCAGGCGCTAGTGCTGGCGTTCAGCAATTACCGCGACGCAATCGCAATTCCGTCCGACGATAGGCGGTGGTTCGTGCTGTGGACTCACGCGCCGCGCATGACAGACGAGGAATCCACGCGCCTATGGGGATGGTTCGCCGCAGGCGGGCTGCAGGCCGGTGCGCTGTACCTGCGGCAGCGTGATGTGTCGCGCTTTCAACCTGGCGCCACGCCGATGTGGACCGAGGCCAAGTCAATCATGGTTTCCACCAGCCGCAGCGGCGCAGAATCGTGGCTTGTGGACCGCATTGAAAAGCGCATGGAGGAATTCCGTCTCGGCTTGATCAGTGGCCCGTGGCAGCCTCTGGTGGACCGCCTGCAGAATCAGGCTCCGCCGCATATCCGTCTGAACCTGCAGGCCCTGCAGCATGCGCTAGCGGAGGCCGGGTGGCAGGATCTCGGCATGTGCAAGTCCCGCAACAACCAGACAGCGCGCCACTGCTGGGCCTCGCCAGACTGGCGCGGCACCAAGTCCGACGCACGCGACGCGACCGAGACGCATCTCGGCGCGATGCCTACGCCGATGCGGCGTGTCGTCTAGCCGCAGTTACGTTACCAGCTCGGGTTTTCTGCTTCCTCGTTGGCGTCTTCGGGCGTCGGCTGAGGATCGGCGCGCCACTCCAGCGCGACGGCAGCGGGAGCGTGCCTCCAGCGGCCATAAACGGCCAAGATAGCGGCATCCTCAGCCGCGTACCAGTGCCGCAGGGCCGTCAGGTCATAGTGCGCGCCGAACGAGAGATTCTCTGCAGCGCGCCAAGCGGCGACGGGATCGGCTCCGGTGTCCTGAAAATATCGCTCGGCAGCGGCGATGCCGCGTGCGAGGCCTTCGGGGCCGGGGTTGCAGTAGGTCAGCACAAACATTCTCGATGCTCCGAAAAAAGGCCCCCGGCAGCGATGGGCGCACGATCCGGGGGCGAAGCCGGCCACCAGGCCGACAGGAGGAGACAACGGTCCCGAAGGACCGCGCGATTATAGGTCCAGCAGGGCGGCTAGCAGTAGGGCTAGCAGAATTGCGAGGAGCGCCAAGATCACGGCGCCTCCGGTGGCCGCACGACGATGTGCAGATCATCCAAGATCGGGTATCCATTGCCGCGCCGCGAGAAGGGTCCCGTGATCGATCCGCAGTAGTGCCAGCCGACAATGCGGCCGGTGCTGCGGTCTTGCTCGCGGCCGTTTTCGCGCAGTAGATATCCTGCAGCGCGCCCGAAACGCTTCCGCGCCAGGTAACGCGCCACGATAGCGGCAGCGGCGCTGGGGGACTCGGCGCGCACGCGGCGCGGGTAGTCCGGGCAGCGGTACAGGCGCGTCGGGGCGGCGGGTTCGGGGGTGTAGGGTCCGGTGTGCATCGTCGTTCTCCAGGTTTCACATCAGCGCCGGCTCGGCATCAGCCGGCGGGATTACGCGGCCTACAGGGCGCGCGCAGGGCGGCTGGCTGGGGTAGTCCAGCAGCGCGGGCGGAAACGGCCACAGCGGACCCCGTAGGGGCTCTGCGGGGGTGTCAGAGGCGGCGGGCTGCATCAGTACACACACAGGCCGCGCGTGTAGCAGGACTCGACATGCATGCCGGCAGGCACATCGCCGGGCCGCAGGATGTACAGGGCGGCGCCGCGCGGGTCGGGTTGGATGTAATAGCCTAGGTCGGGGTGCTGCTCCATGATCTTCCGCAGCCTGCGCATAGCGCCGCGCTCGCGGTCGGCCATCGGCCAGCGGCGGCCCGATGCCGATGCGACGAAATACGGACGGTCGGTCTTCGCGTCGCGCTCAATGCCTCCGCCATCCACGCCGCATTCCAGCTCGAACCAGCGCCGCAGCGTCAGCGAAATGCGCCGCAGGGCGGCGGACTCGTCGCGGGTGAACCCGAGTGTCATCAGGGCGTTTTCCAGCGCCGTGCGGCGCGTTGCTTCGGTCTTCGTCATCGTCGTTTCCTCAGTGTGTACCCCGGTACGGGGCGGTTTCAGTGTCTTCGGGTTTACTGACGCGGGGCTTACAGGCCAAGCGCCACCAGGGCGCCCAGGGCAAGGCCAAATGCGCAGGCGAACAGGGCATCAGCGAGGGTGAGGGGGATGTCGTCCATGGCGTTCTCCAGTGCGCCCCGGTGTGGGGCGCGTCAATCATCGGGGGCTAGGCTGACGCGGGGCTTACGTCAGGCCGCGTTTTCGACCACCACGGGCGGATTCGGCCAGCGGTTCTACAGCCAGGAATTTCGGTGCTGCTGCGGGTCATACGGGAGCCAGCCGCTGCGGCTGAATCCAGCGTTATCCGGGCCGGTGTAGCTGCGGCACTCATCGCACCGGACGCACCAGTAACGACCATTGGCCGTGGCTTCGCTGGCACGCGACTGCGCCCATTTGCCGGGCTTGCCGCACTCATGCCCCCAGGTGCCGGGGTGTGAATATCTGCACTTTCCGCTCATCATCACTCCTATCCGCGCAAACCGCGCGCCATAACCCCGGCTCGCGAGGCTATAACTCGGGGTCTTATCGGTCGATATCTGCCAGCGCCACAAATGGCACGGGCGGCTGAGAGTCAACCCAAGCAAACAAGGCATCTGCCGGGGATTCGTACAAAGACAACTCGGGCCTGTAGTCCGCAAAAATCTCCATGGCCTTTTCTGCGGCAGAATACTTATCGGCCGCCGCCGTCCCCCATTCAATTCGGCCCGTGGTTTCCGATCGGAAAGCCCACATGCCGCCAGCAACACGCGTTAGCCACAGCACAACAGGCTTCGTGCCATAGCGGCTGGGAAACATTCCATCGCAGCTCAGTTTCACAATCTTCACTCCTACAGGTTATCAGCGCACCACAGCGCGCGTGTCGATCAAAATCCAGCCCACAGCGTACGGATCACCCGTCACGCTGCTGGCCCGCGTCAATTCCAGCCCGTCGGCGGCCAGGCCGCTGCGAAACCCGAGCTCGCCCCGCAGCGCAGCGCTAGGCTGCACGGACCACAGCGCTCGGCCGTCGGCGTGCTGCACCAGCAGCGCGGAGCGCTTAGCCCGCAGCAGAGCCCTCAGGGCTCGGGTGGCTTCCAGTGTCTGCATCGTCTTCCCCAGGTCTGCCGGGCTCGCCCCGGCTTCTCGCCGCACCGCCCATCGGCGCGACAGAGACAGTGTCGCAGCGTTTCCTTACGCGAAACTTACAGAATCGGCCGTCAGCCGTCAGTATTAACCCTAATCGGCAGCAAAACGGGCGTGGCACCGACCGTGGCAATCCCCGTGGCGCAACCCGTGGCAGCGGCTCTCCCTCTGCGTGGCAATTGTGGCAGTGGAACACTAAACCCTAAGAGACTACTATCATTCATAGGTATTAAATAGCGTGGCAACTGCCACAATTGCCACACTACCCACAAACGCCCCGTGGCAGCCGTGGCAGTCCGTCGGAGCGTGTTTAACGACCTCGGTGGCAACTGCCATTCTTGCCACACTTGCCACGCGTCTAGCCGGCGTTACGCGTCACGTGTCAACCCACGTTGACACGTTAGTGGGCGCTCACTTGCACTCGGGGCTAGGTTTGGGCGCTGCGCTCACCCTGTTGGCTCGGTGCTGCGCTGCAGCATGACTAGGTCCGGGCGCCGTGCGCGCGCTGATCGTCAGTGTGCGGATGGTGTGAGCTGGGATCGTCAGTGTGCGGTGTGCGCGGCCGAGGCCCCCCGGGTAGGGCCCGGACAAGGGTGTAAAGTGTGTGGAGCCCTTAGACAAATTTTTATTTTTTCCTCCGTTTTGCTATCATCCCCCCATGTTCCGCGCCATGTACGCTCCGCGCATTCACTGCCAAAACCGCGTCAGCGGCCTGGGTTAATCTGCCATGTTCCGCGACCTACCCATTCGCGCCCGCGAGCTAAAGGCCACGCCCGAAATACTCGAGCGCATATACGATGCCGCTAGATTGGGTTTGCGCGGAGAATCGCTTGCGCTGGCTGCCGGAATGCTGCCGGCTGAGTTTGCCCGCCTGAAGATAATGGACCCCATCGCGGATATTGCCGAGATGAAAGGCCGCGCCGACAGCGAGCTGGAAATGTCCCGCGTGGTATTCGATGCCGCCCAGGCTGGGGATAGTAAGGCGGCGCTGGAATTCCTGAAGCATCGGCACTCGTGGGTGGCGACTCAGCGCGTGGAGGTGGAAGGTTCAGCGCAGATTAGTATTACTGTGGCCTTGGAAGAAGCCCAGAAGCGCGTGGAGCGTATTACTGCGGAGGATGTTGTTGATATTTCGGCGCAGCCGAAGGTGGATATCGCTCCGCGAGTATTACCGCTGGCGCGGGAGCCGCTGGGGGAGGCGGTATAAGCCGCCAGCGATAACACCGATAAACCGCAGTAAATTCGCTATAAATGCAGACCATCCGCTACACCCCCGCCGACGAGCAGGTTCTGATGACCCGCATGTGGTCGCCTGCGCTGCGGGACGACCCAGAGGCGTGGGTGATGTTTGTGTTTCCCTGGGGGCAGGCGGGCACGCCGCTGGCGCAGAAGCGTGGGCCTCGGAAGTGGCAGCGTGAGGTGCTGCGGCAGATCCGGAATCACGTAAAGGCGAACGGCACGCGGGACCTGTTTGAGGTGATGCGTTTGGCGGTGGCGTCGGGGCGCGGGATTGGGAAGTCGGCGCTAGTGTCGTGGCTGGTGCTGTGGATGCTCAGCACGCGGATTGGCAGCAGCGTGATCGTCTCAGCGAACAGCGAGGCGCAGCTCCGCAGCGTGACCTGGGCCGAAATCACGAAGTGGATTGCGATGCTGCTGAACACGCACTGGTGGGAAATCAGTGCGACGCGGATCGTGCCGGCGAAGTGGCTGACGGAGCTGGTGGAACGCGACCTGAAGAAGGGCACGCGGTACTGGGGCGCGGAGGGAAAGCTTTGGAGCGAGGAGAACCCGGACGCGTACGCCGGGGCTCACAACGACGACGGCATGATGGTGGTGTTCGATGAGGCCTCGGGGATCCCGGACTCGATCTGGTCAGTGGCCGCCGGTTTTTTCACCGAGAACACGCCGCACCGGTTCTGGATGGCGTTCTCGAACCCGCGCCGAAACACGGGTTATTTCTTCGAGTGCTTCCACGCCAAGCGCGATTTTTGGCGCAGTCTGCAGGTGGACGCCCGGACTGTGGAGGACACGGACAAGGGCGTGTACGAGGGCATCATTGCGGAGTACGGCGAGGACTCGCGCGAGGCGAAGATCGAGGTGTACGGCGAGTTTCCGGACGTCGGGGACGACCAGTTCATTGCGCCGAGGCTGGTGGAGGAAGCGCAGAAGCGGCCGGCGTATAAGGACCCGTCAATGCCAATCGTGCTGGGCGTGGACCCGGCACGCAGTGGCG